TCAGGACTTACATTTTGAAGTAAAATTGAATTTTGCATTTTTTACAATGTTTTAGATTATTAACATTGCAAAATTGCGTTCGTTTTCAGTAGTTTAACGACACGTTTTTGCACTCAAATCGTGCTTTAAGTGTTCTTTTTTTGGAAACTTTGTTTTGTTGAGTTGTATAGCTTTGTTTTATTTTCTGCTTTATATTGTCTGCTGTCAATTTTACTAATACTTATTTGATATTCATCATTCCCAATAAAATCTAAAAATTCTTTTTGATTACAAACTAAAAATTCCTCTTGCATAGCGTAAAACAAAAAACTAAAATTCGCCAGCTTTTTTAAGGTTTCATCTTTGTAATATTCATACATTTTATTGAACAAAGTAAAACCCAAATCATTATTAAATATTTTGGCGTACCTATTTTTAGTTAACTCCTTTTTAACCTCATCGGGCTTTGTTTCCTTTGATTGTTGAGTTTCGTTAGTCGCATTTAGACGTAAATCCAAATAATCTTTGTAATAGCTTAATAGTGCTTTTTCGTGTTGTTTTAAGCCTATTAAAGGAACTTTCTCAATCGATTTTAGTTGTTGCTTTATAAAATCTTTTTCAGGTATTGGAACGCCTGTTTTATAGATTTTATCAAATTCAGCATTTATAATGTTTCCCTGCGTGTCATATTCCTTACCATCATAATCAGGCGTAAATTTTACCTCCCTACTATGGTCAAAGTAATATGATTGCAGTCGTTTATTATAAATGGTTTCGACGTTTTCAGGGCTTAACCCTCCTAAAGTTATCGCTATGTATGCTGTATTCATTTTTCTTTGTTCGAGTGTATTAAAAATAGTTGCTTATTTCCATAGCCAAGTCTTTATTGCTTTTGCCTATGTAATTTAAAAACATTGTTTCGGTGCTATGTCCAGTAACATTGATTAAATAAGTAGTTGGAATACTTCCGTAAAAATTTGTCGCAAAACTTCTACGCCCTATGTGGCTCGTTACCAACTCCCATTTTTTAAACATTCCTACTTCTTTGCGGTATTGTTTAACTTCATTTTTAGTTTTCTTTTCGTCTTTGTTGATATCGGTTAATTTACTGCCTTTTATTTTTTGTGTGATTTTAGCAATTCTGCAAACTTGTTTTATGTACAAATTATATTTTGGTGCTGAAATTACCTTTGGAAATTCGCCGTTTCTTTTGTCCAGTATCTCAATTACCTTTGGGTGTAATGCTACGGTCATAATTTTACCAGTCTTAACCTGTGTAAACTCAATAAAAGGCTTATCAACGCTCTTTTTATTTTTTTCAAAACGTATCATATCTTTGGTAAAACGCATAAAATCCGAAACCCTTTGCGCTGTATAACAACTAATAATTAACCAGTCTTTAGCATTGTCGTAATTATCATTTAACCGTCTTTTATCAATATTCTCAATCATTACAATCTCATCAAAGGTTAAATAAATTTTTTCTGTTTTGTGTTGAGGTGTTTTAATTTTGTCTAACTGGTGGCTAGTTTGTAATCCGTTATGTTTTGCGTGGTTGCATACCGTTTTAATTGTCCTTAAATCCTTTGAAATAGTATTTAAAGCGTAGTTGTTTTTTAAACAATAATTCTCAAAATCAGTTTTGAATTTATCGTTAATATCTGAAATTTTAATTTGATTATTTTTTGTTTTTTGGTAACGCTCCAATAGATGTTTAGTGACATTGTATTTTTTTTGAGTACCCTTTGTTATTTCATTTTTTTTGCACTCAATAAAATAATCAAAGTATTTTAATAGTTCCGTTGGTAATGGTTCGGTTTCTGTTGGTGGGTTATAGTAATAGTCAATTTCAGTTTGTAGCCATTCTTTGTTTACCTCACCAGAATTAACAGAATTAAAAGCCTTTAAAACGTGGTTTTCAATTTTATTGAGTTCAGTGTTGACTTCAATTTGTTTCTCTTTTAATAGTTGAATTTCCTTTATTTCGTCAACATCATTAGTTTTTTTAAACTTTGACTGTTTATGTAGCTTATTCCAATAGTGGCTTGATACTTCAAATTGTGTATTTGCTCCTAAAACAAAATCTGTATAAGAAACATCAATTATCTCTTTGGTTTTTTTATCTAAAACCTTTGACGGTAAATCAGGGTTTCTGAATAATAATCTTAAATTAAGAGGTGCATTTTCTTTGTTAGAACGGTATAAAAAATTTACTGTTGCCATAATATGAAGTATTTGAACAATACAAATATAATACATTTGTACGATAATTGTACGGTACAATACAAACTAAATCAAAACAATCAAAACCAAATCAAAACAATATAAACTTTGTAAATGCTTGTTATTATTGGAATTAAAATATATTTGCAGTAATTATAGGCGTTTGTTATAAAACGTATTTTGTATGAAAGTAGTTCAGTCGAGGTCACTAAATAAATCCCTAATAATGTTGATTATCAATGTTTTAGGGATTTATTATTTGTAGATTTGTACGATTAATGTACGGTTGCATATTTTTAACCTCAATTTACTGTAAATTATTGTCAAAAGAATATTGTTTAAATTCCGTATCTTTATAACTTATTATTACACGTTGCCTGTGTAATCATTTGAACAAACAAAAAGAGGGTTTCCGTAATGGTTGCCCTCTTTTTTCATCTTGAAAAAACTTGATTAATCAAAATTATTTTATCAAAATAGATAATTATAGAGTTGAATAATTCCGTAAATGAATGAAACAATTATAATAAGAACAAACCCAAACTTCAAATTTTCCTTTACCCATCCATAAGGCTCGTACTGTTTAGGCTCGTACTTCTTATATCCGCTTTGCCAATGATTGTTTTTTCTTTTAAAAAATCCCATAGCTTAAACATAATTATTAAAATCCAATAATAAAAAACCGCCTGCAAAATGTCAAAATGCAAACGGCTTTCAACCCAAAACAAACAAACCTAAATTGTTATCTTATTCTAATATAAGCTATTATGCTATCAAAGGACATAATTCAATCTATAATAATTCTAGTAATTTGAGTAATATCCATTGTTTTCTGCTCATTGTTTTTCTCATAACCTCCCAAGTGCTTCATCAACTTATCCAACGCCTGTACTCTATCCTTTTCGTTATCTTCGACGATGGTCTTAAATTGCTGTATGCACCAATCAACATCGATATTATTACGCTTTGAAACTTTCTTTTGTAATTGCTCAACCATAGCCCTAATATTGCCGTGTTCAAATAACTCTACTGCTTTCCTGTTTATCGTTTCGGGCTTCATGTTTTCAGCATTATAAGCAAATCTGTACGCTTCGGATTTATTTCCAGTCTTAATGTACTCATTGCAAAAATTTTCCTGTTTAATTGTTAGCTTCATGATTTTACAATTTTAAAATTAGCCATTCTGTTGGGAAAAATCTCCGTTTANTACTTGGGTCNTTAATGTTGGTTTCANTGCCAAATCTCACAAATTTAAAAGCGAGCGANAAATCTTTGGCTTTGCCCTCAATAATCAATTTCTTTTCCAATAGTCGGTTAAGGCTTTTGCAAATTTCCGTTGCTTCTTTAAATGCTTTTTCCTGTCGTTCGTTTTTGGCAAAGTGATAATTCTTTGCCAAGGCATCCGATACAACCACATCAGGAATAAAGAATTTACCTTTGTCAAGTTCTACGCTTAACCCGTTCCATTGTTTGGCGTTGGCGTTCCAGTAGCTTGTTATCGGTGCTATGTCAATACCTAACGCCTGCATATTAAAATTGTAGTCTGCATCGGGAAACTTAAACTTTGGTTTTATCCATCCATCTACAAAGGTCAAACCGTTATCCTTTAGATTGATTTTCTCTTTGGCCGTGAAAGTTGTCTTTAGCGTTTTTTCGCTTAACTCAACAAACTTATTAAGTAAGTCGGCACGGTTCTGCAAACCCTCTTTGGTTCGCTCGATTGAAATTTTGTCAACGCTTATTAACGTTGGATTTTTTTCTACTGTTTTCATCTTATTATTATTATTATTAATTGTGTTTATTAGTCAATAAATGATATTGTTACCACTTTTTCAGCATCAAGTGTTACCTCGCTTTGTTTCGGTACTACGTAGGGCAATAGCTTTGCCAAAAAGTCCAAACGCTCCTTTGCAGTCAGTTGCACTAAATACGTGTCCAGTGTTTCAAATTCTGCATCAATTATAGTTTTGATTGCTTCTTTGACGTCCGATGTCGTCCTGTTTAAAGTTCCTTTGGTTCTACCTCCAAACTTTTTTCCTGTTGTGTTTGCCATTCTATTTTAATCTATTTTAGTTTACTAATTTTTGATTTTTACTAAATAATCTGCAAGGTCAAATCCCTGTTGTTTCTCGGTTTCCGTTGCTTTGGTTTCCAGTAGTGATGATATTCTAAAGGTTGCCAACTTTGTAAGCTGTGGGATTTTATCATTCCATAAATCATAACATTTCAAATCGGGAAACAATACCACATTGCGCCCTTTCAATACTTTGGTTTTTGCTTCATTCAGATTATTAACAGAACCACACGCAAGCCAAATAAATTCAGGTAAATAGATACTGCAAATGATTGCTGTTTTTTCTGACTCACAAATTGCGACTGGTTTACTGGTATCTTCTTTTAACAAGTGTTCGCCAAAATAACATTGCTGTAAATTGAAATTGTCAAGTTTTAGAACCTTATGCATCCAGTTGATATGATTGTAAGGCTCTTTTACTCTTTTGCCGTTAGAAGCGTTGTAAAGCATTATTTTGCCCGTTCTGACGTTACTATTAATATCGACTTGAAAAAATACGGTTGCACCCTGCCAATGGTTCGACGTTCCAATATTATATTTGTCCGCTAAATAATAAGCTACTTCATAACTCCAAAGACTGGCTAAATAATCAATAAAGAAATTAGGCTGTTCAATGGTTTTGCTTTTATCCATAACATCAATATCAATAAAACTGGTTTTGGGCTTTGGTTTCGGCTGTGGTTTTATGTAGTTGCTAATTTTGGTTTTGTCAAATGAAATATTATTATCTTGAAAGTATTGTTTCGGTGTATAATGATAACCACACTTTACAATCCTTGAACACTTACCAACGGCATCGCTTAAATTCTCGTTGGTTTCCGTATCAATGTATCGAGTGAACACGCCTGTTTTATTGCAGGCAGGACAATGGTAACGGGTTTTCATTCCGTTGTATGGCTCTAATATGTATCTATGATTTTCCATAACTAATATACTTATCTGTTCACGGTGTTCACGGTGTTCATAGTGTGAACGGTGTGAACATTGTGAACACTACAATTTTAAATACTTGTTGACTGCTCCCAATGATATACTTAATTCTTTGGCAATACTTCTTTGGCTCATGCCTTGTTGGCTCAATTCTTTAGCCCTCGAAACATTAGTTTCCCTATCTTCTTTTGATATTTGTTTCAAGTGTTCTAATTCACGCCCGTAATCAATAAACTCAAAATGTAAAAAGTTGTGAGGCTTATCAATCTGACAAACTACGACGTTTTCAGTATCGTAGATAATTTCAGTGTTTCGGGATTTTATTTGTTTGATATATCTTATGTGCTTATCGCTGTGGCTTTCTCCAATGGAAAAACAACTATCTACAAAATTGATAAGCATCTTACTGCCTGCTAAATCATTCCGTGTTATCGGCTTTGACAAATCCCGTTTTGGTGTGTGTGCAAGTGCTAAAATTGAAAGTCCGTATTTGCTCTTTAAGGCTTTCAAATGCTTCATCAATGGTAAAGCATCCTTTGATTTTTCGGTTTCGCTTTTTAGGTATGTAAGATTGTCAATGATTAAGATTTTAGAACCAGTTTCTATAATGCTACGTTCCAAAGAATTATTTAAAAAACTTTCAAAGGTTTCCATTTCAGGAATATCTGCATCGGGATTAATCTCTACACGAATAAAATCATTATCAAAGACATAATGCTGTTCAAAGTTTACAGAATAACGGTTTTCAAATTGCTTATCACTTAACTCAAAATCGAAATATAGAATAGATTGTTTTGCAGCTTCAAACATAAATCCTGGTATGTGTTCGCCTTTGGTTATGCTGTTGCCTATTTGAACGGCTAAAATGGATTTGCCTAAATTGGTATCTGCAAACAAAATACATAGTTCGTTTTCAAACCATAGTTCGCCAAAAAGCATTTTTGGTATGGGTCTTGTCTTCGCCTGCTCAATCCATTTGTTAGCCGTTCTTACTTTAAAAAGTCCTTTGTTTTCCTTATCGCTATCAAAGGCAATTTCCAAGGCTTCGACTTCTCCCAGTATTTCATCAATACCAATGTTTGTTGTTTCTGTTTCCATAGCCTAAAACATTTTGTATTGATTCGACGGTGGAAATAAATCGGGATTGCCTGTATATTCATTTACATAAGGATAGCCAGTAATTGAACATTTGCGTTTTCGTAGTATTGCAATACGCCCTTGCTCCAAAAGAGTATCTACGTACCTACAAATATTTTCACGCATTACGCCTGTGAAAACGTCCGCTTCTTTCATTGTCATTGGTTTTTCTGCAAACGCTTTGTAAACCTTTGTCAATTGTGCTTTAAATTTTTCGTTGCCTGCTTTCATAACGTTTACTTTTTTAATGGTTTTAAGCATTCAAGTAATTGACTACGCTTGTAATAGCGACGGGATCCAATACCGTACGCCTGTACTTTCCCCTTGTTTGTCCACGCCCAAAGTGTCGAGCTGTCTATGGATAGGAATTTGCAGGTTTCGTCACGGGTCAAAAGTTCGTCATCAGCTTGTTGGCTGTTGAGGTTCTTTTTAAACTCTTGAAGTTGGATTTTTACGCCCTTTGTAATTAGGTCAACTAATGTTTCAGGACTTACATTTTGAAGTAAAATTGAATTTTGCATTTTTTACAATGTTTTAGATTANTAACATTGCAAAATTGCGTTCGTTTTCAGTAGTTTAACG